ACTGTACTAATATCTCATATCCAAATAAATTTTTTATTTTTGGTATCAAAATATCTCCACATGGTGTGTAAAGATAATTATGAGTCATATACCTACCAGTCAGAGAATTTTTTGACGTGCCAAGATAAAAATCCCTGCCAGTTTTTTTTACTTCATTCTCAGTGTCTATGACATATTGTGAAATAAATTTTGACTCATCCTCACTCAAAAAATCGCATGATTTTCGTTGCATCAGAATTCAATAGGCAAATCAAACTTACTTACTTCATTAGCTTCAGATATCCATACTCTAAACATTTCTTTATTCTCATCAATACATATCAAATGATTAGCACCTCTTCTAATTATCTCTCCAGTGTGTCCACGACACTCAATTACTGATCCCTTTTGAAAAATATCACCTGCTAGGTACTGTTCTCTTACAGATCTCTCATCAACTGGTATGACATTGAGCATCTTGTAATTATATAATACACCGTTCTGTTCATATGCTAATTTTGAGATCGCTGCTGCTCTAGATCTTCTGACAACAATATTAACTGCATCATAACCATTTTCATAGAGTGATTGGAGGACATCATAGATGGTTTCTGCGTTCTTGTCATCAATGATGGACTCGCTAATCTCAGGATATGCATTTTTTAGTTCCTCAATATCAGATTCCCTACTAGGGAAGATGTAATAATTTTCATTTGTAGAGATCTCACCGACAGTATTCAATACATTTGTCGTGATCTCTTCATCATCGAACTTATCAAAAGCAACTGTCAAAGGTGCTTTTGGTTCTGGTGCAGTAGATGTATTCGGTCTGCCACCACTTATTTCTGGATCTCTTTGCCTTGCAGTGGTTGCTAATTGAGCACCTCTTCTTGTTTTTAGAAACTCAGTGGGTGATTGTGCGACTCTACTTACATCCCTGTATGGTTCTGGTTTATCTTTTATTTCATCATCAGATGAACTGCCACCACCGAACATTTTGAGTTCGCCATTGACAGTCTTTGCTTTTAGATTACCTTGTTGATCGTACCAGTCACCGTGCCCGTCTCCGACTAATCCCAATCTTTTTGCTTGTTGGGATGCCTTGGTTGTACGTGCTTCGGTTATGAAGGTCAGAAAATGCTTCACGGATTTTTTTGTAGATCTCGTCGTCAAAAGACTTGACATACATCATCAAGTCTGTCTGTATTTGATTATATTTAGGATGGTTTTGAGTAGAGGCAAAAATAAAGCGTAGAAAGTCCTGTATCTCTTTCTTTTTTATCGTTCTTACTTTTGGTTTTACCGTATATAATCTGATGAATTGGTTCACCAGCACATCCATATCATCGTTCTGTTTCATAATAGTAGTTCTCTGAGTAATTTTAGATCACTAGGGGCATTACTACATTTCAAAGCATCCTCCTGTAATTCTTCAGAAAAGATTCTATCATTGAGATTCACTGGTGATTTAGTTACAGTTTTTTCAGTATTTATTTTCATTGCCACATTGTATGTGAGACTATTTTTACCAGATTGTTTGAGTCTTACCCTTACACCCATCTCAGAAATAGCAGTGCAGAAGTTTTTTACACCATACGCTTTTGCAAGACCAGCAGGGTCAACACCAAAATGATATAAACCTAATGATGATATGTTAATATAATGGCATTGCTTTGAGATATAATACTTTGCACAAAGATTCACAAATGAATTACTAAAGTAATCAAATGATCTGAATCTCCTTTTATCTTGTTGTCTTTTCTCTTCAGTCACCTGTGTAGATGGCACACCTGATCTTATGTTTGGTATACCCTTGCCTGCATATGCATTTCTTATAACTTGTTCTACACCTGCTGCTTTCAACAACGATCTCTTCTCCATAGATGTCTTGTCCATCTTACCATGTAACACCCAATTACCATCATATCGAACACCACTTTGCCCATAATCATCTTCTTCACTTAGTTTACACTCTACACCAATGTTGATACCAGTTCCATTGAATTGAACTAAACTATTTGTAGGCATCATTACATTGTAATTGTTGACAAAAATTTCAAAGTCCTTACCATGACCACCTGGTGCAGGTGGTGAGAAACCTGCAGGCACTAATTGCAAATCCCTATACATTGAATACAGATATCTTTCATACAAGATACCTGCCATAATTTCACCTTTCTTATTAATATAACTTGCGTTATTAAAAAAATCTTGTTCCTCTTGCGAGGGACTTCTATCCTCTAAGTATTGATAAATTGCCATGATACCCTCTGTATGAGGGTATTTATTTACAAATCGCCCTCCTTTCTGTTCTCTGAATAGAATTCTGAGAAGTGTCCTTCTTCATATCTCTTTTCTAATTTTTTGATATTCATATCGGCAACCTCTTCAAAACTTATATTCAATGCCATACATGCTTGAGCAACATACCATAATACATCACCAAGTTCTATCTTCAAATGATGTAAATTGTCTTCATTACATGGTTTACCTTGAAATATCATCTTCTTGACAATCTCCATAAACTCACCACCCTCTGCACTGATACCAACAGCAGCAGTAAGTAAACGTTGTATCGCTACATCAGCACCTAGTTCTTGTAATCTGTAGATAAAAGCATCAGAATCCTTAGATGGTGTGCTTGTAACGCTATTGACAAAACGTGTATACTTATCAAAACTTGAAGTCATCGAATTTCGCTTTAGATTCTTTTTCATTATACTCTGCAGTATCATTCTCGTCAATCATTATGTCAGATTGTGCATCTTGTTCACAATCATACAATCTCATCTTTGCTCTATCAATACCAACCACAAATCTTCTGTTTGATGTGGGATCATTGTATCTGTTCTTTAGTTGTTTGACCATTATTTGACTAAGTTGTTCCAAATCCTCCGTACTAATAAGAGCGAACATAAGGTCAGCAGTAGCAGGGAGACCAAAAGATTCAGATGTGTCAGTAAGATCAGGGTCTGAACTAGCAAAACCAGACCTAGTAGTTTGCGTAGCTGAGACAATTGGTAAACTACATTCAACTGCAAGTCCTCTGAGTTCTTCTGCGATGCTTTTGACATAGGTGTATGAGTTGATGTTGACTGAACCTCTATAACGTGATGAGGCACATATGTTTAGATAATCTACGAATATTATATCAGGTTCAAATGATTTCTTCAACTTCAGTTCCTGTAATAGTGCACGGAAGTGACCTGCATGTGCAGATGCAGTTGGATATTCTTTGACAATGAGTTTACCTGTTGTCTTTGCAGCAAGTTTGTCAATCTTTTTTGTAAATGTATTGTGTGGTAAATCCTTTATATCTTTGATATTTGTATTCAATAAGTTTGCATCTATCCTCTCTGCAATTTTCTCCTCTGCCATCTCAAGAGTGATGTATAAAACATTTTTACCTTGTGTAAGACAAGAACTGGCAACATGACACATGAATAAAGACTTACCAACACCAGTACCAGCAAGAGCAATATTGAGAGTTTTATCAGAGAGTCCACCTGACGTAATCTTATTGAAGTATTCAAGATCGAACGGTATTTTGTTCTCAACTTTGTGATAGTAAGCATAACGATCTTGCGAATCATCAATGTAATCGTGTCCAACATGTTGATCAAATCCTACTGCTAATGCATCTGACAATATGCTAGGAATAGCATCTGGTTTTTTGTTTTCATCTTGCCCATCAGCAATCTTGATACTCTCCATCAAGGCATTGTATATTGCTCTCTCTTTACACCATGCTTCAGTGGTATCCAATACCCATTCTTTCTTATACTCAGCAACTTCAAGAGCATCTATCAGTTGTCCAATAGAAACAAATTGATCTTGACTTAGATCAGTTCTTTTTTCTACTTCTATATTGAGTATTTCTTTTGTTGGTAAACTATCATACTGTTTTAGGAAGGATGCTATCTCCTCAAATACAGTTCTATCTGTGGTCTCATCAAAATAATCAGGTTCGATGAATGGTAAAACTTTTCTTGTGTATTCTTCATCATGTAGGAGATTCTTGAGAATCGTAAGAGGAACTCTCTCACTCACCATAACTATACTCCTTCTTAGATGCTTCATCTAGTGCTTGCATCATCTCATCATTGAAGTATTTTTCTGGATTACTGTATACTTCTTTTGCATACACCTTCTTACCATTGATCTCGTATCTATTACCCACTTTCTTTACGATATTATATTTCTCTGCTAGATCTAACAGTCCATAATATTTGTCAAGACCACGGTCATCATAGAACAATCTGATACTGACCTGCTTGTTCTCCTTACTCAACCTCGATTTGACAGTCTTTGCCTTGATAATATTTCCGACGACTTCCGTGCCATCCTTCTCTTTTGCTTTGCTGAGATATATGATTGTACTTGCTGCATACTTGAGTCCCGAACCCCCTCCCATTTCTTTAGTTGGTACATAAGCTCCGATGACATCGTATGTATGATTTGTGACAATGAGTGGGACATTTGCTTGACCTAATTTGAGTGTTAACATTCTGAACGCACCTTTGACAAGTTGTGATTTTGTCATGTCTCTGACATTCTTGTCTTCTAGTGCATCCTTGATTTCTTTTTCTGTAGAAAGCATACCTAATGAGTCTAATACAAATAGACAAGGTGTGCGTTCCTCTGTTGGTTTATCTAGGTATATGTCTAACGCTTTCAGTGCTTTGTTACGGAACTCTTCTACAGTGACAACCTCGATATGTCCGACCCTTTTTGTATCAATTCGTCTAGACTCAAGGAGTTCCCTGTTGATTGCAGACTCAGTATCGAAATAAAGGACATAACCATTAGGATTATTATCCAAAAAGTTCTTGACAACTGCGAGGGAGAAGTAAGTTTTTCCAGTTGACGTTTCACCAGCAATAGCAGTAATGCGATTGCTAGAAACACCGCCCAAAATAGACCCACTAACGAGTCCATTAAAAACGTAC